AAGACGTCTGCCGCGGTGACGTGCTCGCCGCGCACCTCCCAGGTGAGCTCGGTGTCTACGTCGGGATGCTCGTAGACCTCGCGCCCCACGTCGGTGAGCTCGCCGAAGGGCCGGGCCGGGAGCCAGAGGCGGTAGAGGGCCGGCGCGTCCTCGTCCTCGGCGACCGGGGCGACCGGCGCGGGCGCCTGGTGGTGTTGCGCCACCCACCAGCCGTCGTCGCCAGGAACGCCGCGGTAGCGGGCGGAGGGCGAGAGCAGCACCCGGCCGCACTCGACCCGCGCGCTGTCCAGCCACGCCACCATGGGGTCGCCGTCGACGTCCAGCACCGCGCCGCAGGAGTCCTCCCCGTCGCTGGCGACGAGGCCCAGCACGGCGCGCTCCGTACCCGCCCACATCACCAGCGAGCCCACCCGCAGGAGGTGCGAGGGTGCGGTGGGGGCGCGCAGGTCGAAGCACCCGGGCAAGAAAGCCATCAGCGCGTCGGCGACCGAGGCCGGGACCACCGTGCGCCACGGGCCCTCGTCGGTGACGCCGGTCCACAGCACCGCGGTCGAGGCGTCGAGCACCTCCACCGGAGGCATCGGCTCCCAGCCGGCGATCGCCACCAGCCCCACCATGGCGTTCGAAGGCGGGGCCGGGGCGACGGGCACCGGCGCTTCAGTGACGCCAGGGAGCCCGAGCTGCCGCGACGGGGCGACGGCTGCAACGGGCACCGGCCGCTTGCGGGCCGTGAAGGTCGCCACGGTGCCCTCGGGCGTGCACCAGTCGATGGTGGTGCGCTCGGCAGTGGCCACCAACCTCATCTGCGACCCCTCGACGGCGCCCCGCAGCACCAGGGCGATCATGGAGCGGAAGTCCCGCGTCGCGGCGCCCATCACGCGGCCTTCCCAAGCTGCGAAGCCGTCGTGACCGTCGCAGCCGCCCCGCGCTGGGCAGCGGCCTTCCGCGGCCCCTCCTCGGCCCAGGCCGCGACGTCGAGCTGGTGGATGCGCAGCGGGGTGCGGTAGCCGGAGCTGTTCGCGGGCGTGATCGCCTGGAGACGCCAGCCGGCGAGCTCCACGAGGTGGCTGCTCAGGCGACCGTACTTCCGCACCGCGTTCTCCACCTCGGTGCGGCTGCTCTTGCCCTCGAGGTACTCCCGCCACTCGTCGCGGGTGCGAGCGGCCTCCGGCGCCAGGCGCATCGTGGCGCCCGCGCTCTCCGCCGGGGCGACGCTGCCACCCGCCGACGTGGCGGGGGTGCTCGCGCGCGGGGCGTCGGTGCCCGTGGGCGTCGTCGGCGGGGTGGGCGCGAGCGCCGCCTTGATGCGCGCCGCAGCGTTCTCGACCCCGAGGTCGCTGCACGTCGCCACGGCGGCGGTCTTCACGCGCGTGGGGGCGTCCATGCCCCCGGCGCGGCGCAGGATGCGGGCGACGTCGGCCACGACCCCGTCCCCGTCCTCGTCGTCGCCGTGGCGGGTGACCGCCGCGAGGCTGTCGTGCGCAAGCACCGTTACGTCGGGCATCGTCCCGCCGATCAGCGCCGCGGCCTCCACCGCATTCAGGTGGTAGCCCAGGGCGCCGACGCGGGCGACCACCGCGGCGGTGATGGGCTTCGCCGCGGTGCCGCCGAGGTCGTGGCGACCGTAGACCACGCGCACCCCGGCGAGGTCTGTGGCGTCAGCGAGGTCGGCAACGAAGGCCGCGAGCGCGTCCGGCGCCGCGAGCTGCGCGGGGGCGTCGTCGCGGACGAGGGTGACCGCGGGAGCCTCGTCGTGTGTGGCGGGGTCGGCGTCGAGCTCGCCCTCAACGAACACACCGAACATCACGTCTGGGTAGACGATGCGGGCGATCTCCGACGAGCACCGCGCGCGGAGCATCGCGGCGGGGTAGGTGTTCCAGTTGCCCTTCGACGCGAGGCCCGCCTTGCGCGCCATCGCGATCGTCCAGGTGTGGCGGTAGGGCGCCTGCTGGCCCTTGCGGTGCGTCTCGATCACGCACCGCTCGTCCGTCGTCTCGGCCACCGTCCACCGCAGGCACTGCCCCGACTTGAGCACCACCGCGACGAGCAGGTCGCTCGACAGTACGCTCTTGCCTTCGATGACGTGGATGCCACGCAGCGCCGCCACGGGCGACAGCCCGAGCGAGGCGCCAGTCAACATGATCACCAGCGCCGCGTCGGGCGACGCCACCTTGAACAGCCGCGAATCAATGCACCGCTTGGCAAGGCGCTCCAACTCGCTGAAGTCGCGCGGCTCAAACGCCGCCATGCCCGCCGACCCTGCCCGCTGCATCCCAACTTCGTGTTCCGTGGTCATCGTCGTCTCCTGTCGTTGATCGTTGAAGCGTCCGGCGCTCCGGTGACGGACGGGGGCGCCCTGGGGTTGGGGCGCGTCCGCAAGTCGCCGCAGCCCCGGAGGGCGGCGCGCTCAGCCCCGCTGTCGGGCCTCGGCCGCGGCGATCTCCGCGCGGAACCCGCGCAGCTCGTCGGCGGTCATCCGGCGCAGCGCGGCCATCAGGTCGCGGTGGGCCCGCCGGGCGGTGGGGACCGGGTCGCAGCCGCAGGGCACCGACACCAGGATGCCGCCGCACCGGGGGCAGCGCTGCGAGGGCGGCGGCGGCACCGTGGCGACGCCGTTGACCGCGTCGAGGTCGCAGAGCCCGCAGGACTCGGCGCCCTCCGGAAGGCCCGCGCGGGCGCAGGGGCAGCGCACCGTGATCGTCGGCGCGGTCACCAGCACCATCTCGTAGAGGCCCGCCAGCTGGCGGCAGCTCGCGCAGGCCCCGTGCTCGATCTCCACCGGGTAGCAGTCGTGGCCGCAGCTCGTGCACTCGACCGTCTCGCGGTCGTCGCCCGGGGTTCCGATCACCGTGCACCGCCCATCTCGCGGGTCACCCGCGCGGCCCAGCCCTCGACGCTCTCGCCGGTGAGGTCGACGATCATGTCGAGCGCATCCGCCCCGTCGTCGGCGCCCATCGCCCGGGCCGCCCGCATCGCCGCGGTGTACTGGCACCGCTGGTCATCGTGGCGGGCCAGCGCCCGAACGTCGTCGGCGATCTCGGCCCACTCCTCGCGGGTCGCCGCGGTGAGGCACGCGCGGGCCGCGCACCGAGCGCCGAGGCCGCGGACCAGGTCGGCGAGGTCGTGGCGCACCATCGCGGTGAAGCTCGGGCCCAGCATAGCGGGGGCGTTCACGCGGCCTCCTGGCGGGCGGACTCGATCTCCCGGTCGGCGTCGACGCGGGCCATCTGCCACGCGATGAACTCCTCCGTCGCCAGGAGCTCGTGCTCGAGCTCCACCTGGGCGCGCAGGGCCAGCTCCGCGTCGCGGTGGTCGTAGTGCTCGGCCAGGGCGGCGTCGAAGGGAGTCGGGGGGTCGCTGAGGGTGAACTTTCGCATCGGGGCCTCCAGCCCGCGGCGAGTGGCCAGCGGGTAGAGAAACCCTATCGACGTCTATTGGCGTTGTCAACAACTGGCGTAGACACGCCTACGCGGAGCGACGCTAGGCTATGACGGCCGTCATATCGATGCGTAGCGCCGCGGCCCACCAGGGCATCCCGGTCTCGGCCGCAAGCCGCACGGCCGTGAGGTCGCCCGCAGCCCGCAGCCGTCGCAGGAGGGACTCCGGCGCGGCGAGGGCCAGCGCGAGCGTCCACACGTCCCCGTGGGCGTCGGGAAGCCCGGCCTTCGCGAGCATCCAGTGCGCGAGCTCGTGCAGGATCAGGATCAGCACATAGGCCGGGTCACCCCGCGGGCGGACATAGATGCCCTGCGACGTGACGAGGCCGTCGACCCCGTGGGGCAGCTCAGGGTCGAGCGTCACCGAGGCCTTCTGGCCGCGGGCGAGTCCCTCCGCTCCGTCGCCGTCGCGGGCCTCCCACGCCTGCTCTGCCATGGACTCAATCACGCCCGGCGAGACGTTCCGTGTGCCGCCCCTGGTCTCGGATGCCGCCTCGACGGCAACCACGCACGCGCTCATCAGCCTCGACGGTACGCGCCGCCCGCGGGGTGGCTAGGGCAGAATCCCGGCGCGGACGTCCTATGTCACGGGCGGTGTCTCGTGCCGGAGGATGTAGCGCGCCAACTCCGCGACGGACGAAGGCGTCGGCGGGGCTGTCAGTACCGGCGCGGCGTTCGCGAGCCGCTGCCACACCCACTCGGGCAGCGACGGCTCAATGGACTTCGCGGCGCGCAGGAGCGCGGGCCAGTTCGCGAGATTGAGGAAGCGGGCGACGCCCGACCTCATATCCGACTGGATATCCGGGGCCTGCGGCGATGCCCCGCCGTCCATCTCGCCGCGCCCGGTGCGTAGCCAGGTCGCGTCGACCTCGAGCGCGGCCGCTACCTTGTCGAGCGTGCGGGCCTCGACGCGGGCGTCAGGGTTCGCGTCCAGCTTCGCGAGCAGCGACGACACCGTGGAGTGAGAAAGCCCCGCCGCCTCGGAGAGCGAGCGGGCCGACATCCCACGGGTCTCGATCAGCCGGCGGATGCGTTCGGCGGTGTCGCTCACCTGCGAACGATCGCCCCGCCGTCTACCGGCGTCGATGGGGTCTCGTGCGCGGTTGTTGACAACGCCAGTAGTCGCGTCTACGCTGAACGACATGGATACCTCCTCTGTCTCCGAACGCATCGAATACCTGGGGAAGTGCGCAGGCTCCCTGCGGCGGCTTGACAAGGCGGCCGGCCTTCCTGCGGGCCACGCGCACGCCCTCACGGGTCGGATCGTCGACCCCCACCTGTCCACGCTGCATAAGATCGCGGACGGCGCAGCGGTAGCCCGGTCGTGGGTCACGAACGGCGAGGGTCCCACGCCCGACGCCGCCGTGGTGCGCGAGGCCATTGCCCGCGCCTGCGACGACGTCAACCCCACCCTACGGGACGAGGCCGACGAGACCTCCACCGAAATCGTGCGCCCCTCGCAGGGGGCGTGATGCGCGCCCTCCTGCTGCAGCTCGTCGCGGCGGTCCTCGTCGCCAACCTCTTCGCGCCGGGTGCTGCGCCCGTCGTCGTGATCGACGTGCTCGCGGTCGCCATCCTGGTGGTGGCGTCCAGCGCTCTCGCCAACGGGGAGGGCTGATCCATGGTCACCCGCTGGCCCGACCGCACGGTCCCCGTCACTCTCCGCCGCGGCGATGTGGTGCTGCTCTGCGCCGATCGCGCGGGCACCCTCGACCGCTACGCAACGGTCGGCCGCGTGTGGGTGCACCGCTCCTCGCGCCAGGTTGCCCGCATCGAGACCGCCGACGCCTCGGGCCCGGTGACCTACCGCGTGCGTGACGCCGCTCGGCTGCTCTACGCCTGCGAGGGCGGGCGCCGGCACCGCGGTGCGGTGGGTCTCATCGTCGAAAGGGCGAGCTGATGCGCCACGACCTCCAGGAGGAGACCGGCTCACGCCTCGGGCAGATCCGCGACCTCGAGCGCGACCTCGCCGAGCTCCACGGCTACCGCCGCCCGCCCCCCGGCCAGGGCGGCTCGCTCGACTGCGTGGACCCGTCCACGGGCGAGCGCATGACCCTCGGCGCGGTGATCTCGCGCCTCCGCCGGGAGCACCGGGAGGCCCGCGTTGCCGGCGCCCGCGAGGAGGCGCTGTGAGCGAGCCCACCTACGAGGTCTGGCATCTCGACGGGCGCCGCCCCGAGCTGCTCTCCGGCGGGCACCCCGACAAGGGCGTCTGCCGCCGCGCGTGGCGGCTCTCGACCCACGCTGTCATCGCCAAGGACGGCCTGGTGCTGGAGCCCAAGCCGAGCTGCGACAGCCGCAAGGCGAAGGCCCTCGCGTCCGCCATCGCCGACGCCCACCGGGCTGCGACGGGCAGCGCCCCGACGCCCGCCTTCGTCGGCCCCGCGGGTGGTGACGGCAAGCGCCTCCTCGAGAGCAGCAGCGCCTCCATGCGCGCCCTCGACCCGCGCCGCCCGGCCGTCGAGCCGACCCCGCTCCCCACCCCCTGCGACGAAGCCCCCGCGCCCGTCGTCGTGGTGACCCGCAAGCCCACCGCCGTGCCCGCCCCGGAGACCCCCGCGATGACGACCACGACCACCGGCCGCTGCCCGTGCGGGGAGCCCTCGGCGCCGACGAACCCGAGCGCCAGCGGGAGGCCCAGCACGCCGCAGTTCGCCGACCTCTGCAAGGTGCACCGCGTCGCCGCGAGCAACCGGCGCTACCAGCAGAAGCTGACCCCCGACGAGGCGCGCACGAAGACGCTGGCCTCCATCGGACGCGAGCCCGAGCCGCGCGCCTCGAAGGCTCCCGCATCGAAGCCCCGGCCCTCGAAGCCCGCCCCGGTCGCCCGCGCCCCGAAGGACCGCGCCGCCGACGCCCCGGTCTCCGACCTGCTCGCGGTCGTGCGCCGCCAGCGCGCGGCCATCGACCTCCTCGGCGGCATCGACCAGGCCGAGCGGGTGGCCGCAGCGTGTGCGCGGGTCGGCGGTGCCGAGTCGCTGGTCGCCCTGGTCGACGAGCTCACGCGGGCGGTGGCGTGATGGAGCCGCAGCCCTTCTGGCTCGCGCAGCACAACCTCCGGGAGACCCGGCGCCGCGCCCGCATCCTGCGCCTTCACGGCCACGCCGCGACGCCCTACCCCGCCGAGGGATGCGTGCGATGCGAGCTGCACGTGGTGACGCCGCGGGGTGCCCGGTGAGGTCCCGCCACACCGCCGCCTCCGTGCTCGGCAACGCCACCCAGGCCGCGCGCCGCACGGTCCAGGCGCATCGCAACGACGTCGACCGTGCCCGCGCTACCCGCGCCTTCCTCGGCGACGACGCGCCCTCCCCGGCGCACCGCTACGACCTCGCCGACGACGTCGACGACGCCCTCCCGACCACCGCCCACGTCCGCGGCCTGCGCGCCGTCGAGGAGGCCTAGGCCATGCTGGACATCGTCCGATCGCCCTACGGGCCCTGCGAGATCGACTGCACCGGCAACGTCGCGTGCTGGCCCTGGGCGCCTCCTCCGGCCGTCGAGGAGATCCCCGACGACGTGATGGGCCCCGAGGCCCTGGCCCGGCTGGACGCCCCCGTCGCCTCGATGTGCACCGCCCACGGCTGCACCCTCGCCGCGGCCGGTGTGCGCCGCAACACACGGCCCGCGCTCGCGCCCTTCTGCGACCGTCACCGGCACATCGCCACCGTGCGGATCGCCGCAGGGCGCACGCCCGAGGAGGCCGCGGCCCGGCTGCGCATAGGGATGGCCCCGGGGCGCCCGAGGTCCACGCAGTGAGCCTCTCCAAGGACGCCTGGGCGCCGCACCCGACGCTCCCGCTGGCCACCCGGGAGGAGATGCTCGCGCACCAGTCGCAGCCTGACCTCCTCTACTTCCTCGACACCGAGACCACCGGGCTCTCGCGCTCGGTCGACCGGGTGGTCGAGGTCGCCGTCGCTGCGGTCGACCGGCGCACCTGGACGGTGCTCTGGGAGGCCGCGCAGCTCATCGACCCCACGTGCTCGATGCCCTCCGCCGCCACCCGCGTCAACGGCATCACCACCGCCATGGTGCGGGGCCGGCCGCTCTTCGTCGACGTGTGGCCCCGGGTCGCCGCCAAGATCCCCAACGGCGCCACTGTCGTTGCCCACGCGGCGGCCTTCGACCGCGGGATGATCGCCAGCGAGCTCGCCCGCACCCGCTACCCGGCGCCCGAATGGGCCTGGGAGGACAGCCGCGCCCGCGCCCGCAAGGTGCTCCCCGACCGCAGCCACAAGCTGCAGGACCTGCGCGACCTGTTCCGCTGCCCCGGCGGCACCGCGCACCGCGCCCTCGGCGATGTGCAGACCCTTGTCGCCGTGTACCGCGCCCTCCTCGAGCGCCAGGCCGAGGACGCCGCGGCGGCCGCCGCCAACGTCGCCCCGCTACTCGCCACTCGGAAGGTCGCGTGATGAACACCAAGGCCACGACGCCCCGGGCGCCCCGGGACGCCTTCGCAGGGATGGACGAAGAGCTCGTCCGGGCGACCCTCGTCGCCAAGGGCTGGCCCCTGGAGTCGGTGGGCACCGAGGACGGAGGCCTCGTCGCGGTCCTCGGCGCCGACGTCGTGGCGGTGGTCACCGTGGGCCCCGACGGCGAGGCCGCTCTCGCGCGCATCTGCGGCGCGCACGGCTCGCTCCCCGCGACCCCCACCGTCGACCACCGGCCGCCCGGCGGCGAGCGCCGCAAGGTCCGGCTGTTCCGAGCGCCCGTGCTGCGGATGCCCAGCGCCGAGAACCTCCACGGCGCGGCCGGCGGGGTGTCGGTCGTGGCCAGCGGGCAGCAGGCGCTCCCGCCGCGCAGCGGGTACCGGGACGTCTGGGCCGTGTGGGCTCGCGACGGGCATCCCTCGGGTCACGCGCTCGCCGAGCTGCCCGGCTGGCTCGCCGACGCCGCGCGCGACCCGATCGTGGCCGCGAAGCTCGCGACCACCGTGCGCCCGACGCCGGCCACCACCCGCGAGCTCGATGCCTGGGAGTCGACCCTGGTCCGGTCGGGGCGCCGCACGGCCAACACCTTCGGCAACGCGATGAAGATCGTCCGATCGGCCCCGCTCTTCGCCGGCCGCTTCCGGCTCAACCTCATGTCGCAGGGCATCGAGTTCGAGGGCGCGCACCTCCCCGAAGGGCGCATCGGAACCTTCAGGGAGAAGATCGAGGATGCCCCGTGGGGCGGCTTCAGCCCCTCCGAGGCGACGGTCATGCAGGCCGTCCGCGCGCTCGCCGAGGAGCAGGCCTACCACCCGGTGCAGGACTACCTTGCTGGGCTGGTCTGGGACGGCGTTCCGCGCCTCGACCTCGTCGCCACCGAGCTGCTCCACGCGGAGTCCGACGAGCTCGTCACCACCATGGTGCGCAGGTGGTTCATCGGCGCGGTCGCTCGCGCGCTCAACCCCGGGTGCCAGGTCGACACGGCGCTGGTGCTGGTCGGCGACCAGGGCCGGAAGAAATCGAGCTTTTTCCGGGCTCTCGCCGGGGCATGGTTCGGCGACACCGAGATCAAGATCGGCGACAAGGACGCCTACGGCCAGATCCACCTCAACTGGATCACCGAGTGGGGCGAGATCGACCGCGTCACGAGCCAGCGCCACGCCGGCGAGGTCAAGGCCTTCGTCTCCCGCCGCGCGGACACCTTCCGCCCGCCCTACGGGAAGACGACCGCGACCTACCCCCGGTCGTGCGTCATCGTGGGCAGCACCAACGAGGGGGAGTTCCTGTCCGATCCCACCGGCTCGCGCCGTTTCTGGGTCGTAAGGGTGCGGCAGACCATTGACGCCGACCTGGTCACCTCGCTCCGAGACCAGCTCTGGGCAGAGGCCGTCGCCGCCTACCGCTCGGGAGAGATTCACTACCTGCTCCCCGAGGAGGACAGGGCCCGGGAGATCGCCGCCGAGCAGTACCGGGCCCGAGACGCCTGGGAGGAGGTGGTCGATAGCTGGCTGGAGGACCGCTGGGCGGGCCACCAGATCGAGACCGGGCAGCGGCTGCTCACCTCGCAGGTGATCCTCCGCAAGGCGCTCGGGCTCGAGCCCCGGGACATGGACCGCGCCGTCGCCATGCGCCTCGGCCGGGTGATGGCGGCGCTCGGATACGCCAACGAGCGACAGCGGGTGCCGCGCCAGGCCGCCGACCTTTACCGCGACCCGGAGGGCAACCCCCTCAAGTTGGTCCACGTCTGGACTCTCGCCGGCGCTTTGGATATGAACGAGGCGACATCCTCGGGGATGGAGGCGGATTTTGTTCCGACCTTCTAACGGTGTTCCGACCGTTCCGACCTTGTTCCGACCTGTGTTCCGACCGGTTTCGGCGGGAAACGCAGGGGAGTTCCGACCGTTCCGACCTTTCGCGCGCACATACGTGAGGGCGCAGAGCCTCCTGCGCTGTGCCGTTGCCGCTGCTGCCTCTCTGAGTTCTTGGAGGTCGGAACGGTCGGAACAGTCGGAACACTGCCTGTTTTGCAGGGCGCTGGAGTGTTCCGACCTCGCCGGGGCAGGTCGGAACATCGGGGCGAGGTCGGAACACGTTGCTTCCAGGGCGTGCCGCGGCGTTCCCCCTCGTCGCCCCATTGCTCGTCCCCTGGTGCTTGCGGGCGCTGCTGAGGCTCCTGGCGCGACTGCGGGGGCGTTGTGAGGGCGCCGCTCACGCCGTGCGCCGCCCGGCGCTGTGACCGGTTCGCCGCCGGGGTTCGCCCGACGACGCCCGCCCCGCTGGCCCCCCTCTGCGAGCTCTGCCGCAACGCCGTGCGCGACGTGCTGCGTCACCGGCGCCTCCCCCTGGACGTGGCCGCTCGGATGGTCGCGGGTTCGCGCCGAGGTGCCCGGTGATCGACGACGGCGTCACGCACCACCTGGACGGCGAGGACCAGCCGCGCGCCGTGCTCCCGCTGGCGACGTACACCCGGCTGCGCGCGATCGAGGCCGCGGCGCTGGAACACGTCGCCGCCTGCGGCCGGCTGGCTCGGGCCGATGGGGCGTATGCGTCGAAGCACCCGACCATTGCCGCCCGCGCTGCGGCCATGGGCGCGCTGCTCGTGGCCCGCGGTGGTGTGGTCGACACGTCGGCCGCGCTGGCGAAGGCGGTGGCGGAGTGAGCGCCCTCCGCGCCTACCAGCTGCGCGCCGTCGAGGCCGTGCGCGACGCCTTCGGGCGAGTGCGCCGCGTCCTCCTAGTGCTCCCCACGGGCGCCGGGAAGACCCACACCGCCGCCGAGCTCATCGCCCGGGCGCACCGCAAGGGCCGCCAGGTGCTCTTCTTGGTGCACCGCCGGGAGATCGTGCGGGACACCGCCTGTCGCCTCCAGGCTGCGGGCATCCCCTGCGGCGTGGTGATGGCCGGCGAGCGGGCGACCGATGCCCCGGTGCAGGTCGCCTCGGTGCAGACGATCGCCGCCCGCGAGCTCGCGCCGCCCGCCGACCTGCTGATCTGGGACGAGGCCCATCACGTGGCCGCGGACACCTGGCGGACGATCGCCGCGCAGTACCCCGCCGCCTATCACCTGGGGTTGAGCGCCACCCCGGTGCGCAGCGACGGCCAGGGCCTGCGCGACGCCTTCGACGAGCTCGTCGTGGGCAGCACCATCGCCGAGCTCGTCGCCCTCGGGGTGCTCGCCCCGGTGGACGTCGTCGGCCCCGCCCGGCGGCAGTCGGCGCTCTCCATGGCGCCCTTCGAGGCGTGGCAGCAGCACGCGGGCGGGCGCCCCACGGTGGCCTTCTGCGCCACCATCGCCGAGAGCCGGGCCCTCGTCGCCGCCCTCGCCGAGCAGGGCGTGGCCGCCGCCCATGTCGACGGGGACACCTCGCGCCGGCGCCGCGACGCCATCCTTGAGGACTTCGCCGAAGGGCGCCTGGACGTGGTCAGCAACGTGGCCGTGCTCACCGAGGGCTGGGACTGCGCGCGCGCCGAGGTCATCCTCCTGGCGCGGGGCTGCGACTCGCCCGGGACGCTGTTGCAGACCATCGGGCGAGGGCGGCGGTACGGCGCGGACCCGTCAAAGCGGTGCTTGCTGGTCGACCTCTGCGGCGCCGTCCACCAGCACGGGATGCCGGACAGCGAACGCGACTGGACCCTCGACGGGCTGCGGGCGCCGGCGAAGGGCAGCGCCGACGCCATCCGGCAGTGCCCCGAGTGCGGCGCGGTCTACCTCGTCGCCGAGCACCCGCGCGCCTGTCCCGCGGGCCACGTCCCGCCGCCCCAGCCCGAGCGCGAGGTGAAGCCGGCGCCGGTGTCGTTCATCACCAGCACCGTCCCGCGGGCCGAGCTGCAGGCGGAGTTCGATCGGCTGTCGCAGCTGGCGCGCGAGCGGCGCTGGAAGCCCAACGCGGTGCCGGTGCTGTTCAAGCAGCGCTTTGGGTTCTGGCCGTCGCGGATGCGCGAGACGAGGAGGGTGGCGTGAAGGAGTCGGCTCTGCAGGTACAGGTGCGGCTCGCGCTCTCGGGCGCGGGTGTGCTCGCGTTCCGCAACAATGTGGGCGCCGCGGAGTTCTGGAACGAACACCGCCAGACGCCCGACCACGTGGCCTACGGCGTGGGCGGCCCCGGCGGCAGCGACCTGCTGTGCTGCGTCGACGGCCGGTGGGTCGCGCTCGAGCTCAAGGCCCCCGGGGCGCGCACGAAGCCCGCGCGGGCGGCCCTCCAGGAGCAGTTCCGGGCGCTGCTGAGGGCCAACGGGGGCTTCGCCACGGTGGTGCGGTCGGTGGACGAAGCGCTGGCCGCGGTGGCGCGGGCGAAGGAAGGGGCGAGCGAGTGAGCACCTGTTGCGACGCGACCATTACCCTGGTGCTCTCCTCCCGCGCGGACGAGCGGTGCCGCTGCGGCGAGCACTACCGCTGGTCGGGCGCGCTCCCCGATGCCCGGGTCGACGTGGCCGACGAGGCGGCGCTCCGGCCCTCGGCGGTGCCCCCCGTCGCCCGCCTGACGCGCGTCGAGGACGCCGAACTCGTGAAGGTGCGCCGGCTGCTCACCGAGTTGCGCCCCGACAAGGGCGGCCCCCTCGGGTGGGCAGCGGACGGCCAGGCGCCGACGGCGCTCGGGAGCAACTGGACGCCGGCGTTGCGGGTGCAGACCTCGGTGGAGGTGCCCGCGATCTTGCCCGGCGCCTTCCAGGCCCAGGCCCCGGAGTCCCGGGCGCCGCGTCTCGACCCCGACACGACGCTCGGGTGGCTGCAGCGCGCGGGCACGCTCTGCCAGGGCCTGCGGGGGCTCTACGCCCTCTGCGCCGAGGCGCGCGCCCCGGCCGACGTGCGGACCCGGTGGGCAGCGCTCCCGGCCCGGGAGCGTCTGGCGGGCGTGGTGGTCTACGGCCGCAAGCTGGTGCTCGCCGCGATGGCCGAGTGGTGGCGGGAGACGCCTGTGGTCGACCCCGAGGCGCTGCGGTCGGCGCAGTGGGCAGATGTCGCGGGGATCGTGGCGCGGCAGACCGAGCGCGCCTCGACGGCGACGGGCGAAGCGCTGGCGCGGGTGAGGGGGCTCTTGACACCTCCCCCCGTCTCGGCGTCCAATGCGGCAATCGGGACCCCGCTACCAACGGTCGACGTGCGCCCGGCGCCTGTCGACCCAGCAAGCGCGCGGCCCGTCACCTCCACCGCGTGACCCACACCTGGCTCACCGTCGCCGCCTTCGCGCGGCTCCGCTGCCTCCAGGTGCGTCGCGCCCGCATGGTGCTCGCCGCCTGGGAGACCGCCCCGTTCGCCCCCCGCGTGCGCCGCGTCTCCATCGGGCGCGGGCCCGCCTCCCTCCAGGTGCTCGCCGCCGACGTCGCCACGCTCTACGCGCTGGACGTGGCCGACGTGCACCAGCTCGCTGCGTGACCCATGGTCCTCTCCCGCGCCATCCCTGCCGCTCTCCACGCTGAAGTGCAGCGGCTGCGGTCGGAGCAGAACCCCGCCACCGGCGTCACCTGGACCTCGCGCGACGTCGCCGCGCACCTGCTCGCCGCCCACGGCGTAAAGTGCTCGCACATGACGGTGATCCGCCTCGAGGCGGCGCTCTCCGAGCGAGGCGACGCCCTCATCGTCCAGGCCCTTCGCGACGAGATGCGCGACGAGGTCGGCCCGATGAAGGCCCGGCTGGTGAAGGCGTCGAAGCGGCTCGCCGAGGCTGTCGCCGGCGAGGAAGACACCTCGAAGATCGCCGCGGGCGTGCGCGCCCTCAGCGCCGTGGTGGACTCCTTTGCGAAGCTCGGTGGGGTCGCGGCGCCCATGGCCCTGGACGTGACCAGCGGCGGGCAGCGGATGGCCTTCTACGTCCCCGCGAAGCTCAATGACAGCACAGGAACCGCAGCGGACGTGGCGCCCGAATAGCGCGCCGCAGGAGCAGTTCCTTACCTACGGCGGCTTCGAGGGCGGGTACGGCGGTGCGGCCGGCGGCGGCAAGTCCGAAGCGCTCCTGGTCGATGCGCTCTACGGCATCGAGCACTCGAGCTACCGCGCGATCCTCTTCCGCCGCACCTTCGACGAGCTCAAGAAGAGCCTGATCGACCGGGCCCGCGACTTCTACCCGCACCTCGGCGGCGTCGAGCACAAGACCGACCACGTCTGGACGTTCCCCGGGGGCGCGCAGGTCGGCTTCAGCCACATGGCGGAGCTGACCGACTACAAGCGCTTCGACTCGGCGGAGTTCCAGTTCGTGGGCTTCGACGAGCTCACCAGCTTCCACCGCGAGCAGTACATCTTCATGGCCTCGCGGCTGCGGTCCTCGAAGGGGCTGCGGTCGCGCCTGCGGTGGGCCACCAACCCCGGCGGCGTCGGTCATGCCTGGGTGTTCGCCCGCTTCGCTCCTTGGCTCGACACCCGGCCCGAGTACGACGGCTACCGAGCCGACTTCGGCGAGGTGCTCTACTTCGCCCGCGACGAGGCCGACCCCGACGGCGACGGCCGCGTGGTGCCGAAGGGCACCCCCGGCGCGCTGCCCCGCACCTTCGTTCGCGCGCTGGCGACGGACAACCCCGACGTCGGCGCGGAGTACCTCGCGCAGCTCGACATCCTCGACCGCGTCACCCGGGCCCAGAAGAAGCTCGGGGACTGGCTCATCAAGCCCGGCAAGGGCCTCTACTTCCAGCGCCCCTGGTGGCGCTTCCTCGACGTCGCCCCGCCCTCGAGCGCGTGGCGCAAAGCCGTCCGCGCCTGGGACCTTGCGGCAACCGCCGACGGGGACTGGACCGTGGGCGTCCTCACTGCCCACGTCCCGACGGCCCTTCAGCCCTGGGTGATCATGGACGTGGTGCGCTTCCGCGGCACGCCCGCCGAGGTGCGCGCCAAGGTGCTGGCGGCGGCGAAGGCCGACGGCCCCGAGGTCACCATCCTGATCCCCCAGGACCCGGGGCAGGCAGGCGTTGACCAGCGCGACGCCTACGCCCGGCTCCTCGCCGGCTACACCCTCCGCACGCACCGCCCCACCGGGTCGAAGGTAGTCCGCGCAAGCGGACACTCCTCGCAGGTCGAGCACGCCCAGGTCGCGCTCGTGCGTGGCCCCTGGAACGAACCCTTCGTCGGCGAGCACCAGGACTTCCCGATGAAGGGCGTCCCGGATGACCAGGTGGACGCCGGCGCCGACGCCATCAACTACCTCTCCGGTCGCGTCGCGACCTCCGACTGCGCCGCGCTCTTCGCTGACTTCCAGCAGAGCGCCCTCCGTCGCGAGTCGAGCGGCATCTGGCGCCCGCCCCCGTCGTCGGACGAGGACGAGGACGCCGACGCTAGCTCCCTCTTCAGCTCCCGCCGCGAATGATCGATCCCCTCACCCACTACACCGCGCAGCAGCTCCTGGGCGAGGTCGAGGGCGAGCCCACCCCCGGCACGGGCGCGCTCCCCGCGACCCCGTCCGACCAGGAGCCGCTCACCACCACCACGGTGGCGGCCCTGCGGGCGATGCTGGACGAGCACGACCGCGGGCGCTTCCTGCGCTCGGGCCTGCTCGCTGACCTCCTGCGCCGCGACGCCGACGTCTACGGCGCCCTGCAGCAGCGCTTGACAGCCCTCGGCGCGCACCCGGTGTGCTTCGACGCGGCCGACGACACCGACGCCGCGAAGAAGGCCCGCGACGAGCTCGCCGCCGACTGGTCGCGGCTCTGCTCCCCGGGCGCGCAGGCCGACCTCGCGCTCGACGAGTGCATGATGGGGTGGGCGCTCGCGCAGACCCCGTGGCGCTTCGACCCCGAGACCCGGCGCCTGCGGCAGACCGTCGAGCCCTGGCCCGCCCACGCGGTCGAGTACGACCGGACGCTGGCGCGCTGGTTCGTGCAGACGACTTTCGGCCGGCTGATGATCACCCCCGGCGACGGCCAGTGGGTGCTCGTCGCTTCCCGCTCGGAGCGCGCGCCCTGGCTCTGGGGCGCCATCCGCCCCGCGGCCGAGTGGTACCTCTCCAACAGCTTCGCGGCCTCGGATGCGCGCCGTCGGTCGGAGACCACCGGCCAGGGCATCTGGAAGGTGAAGGTCCCCACGGGGGCCCGCGAGAGCGTCGAGGGCAAGGGCTTCCTCCGCTCCTTCCGCAACATCGGCCGCGCCGCCGCCATTCCCGCGCCGCAGGGCGCCACGCCTGAGTCCTCCTACGACTTCGAGCTGGTCGAGGCCAAGGCCGACGCCTACCGCATCTTCGAGTGGCTCAAGACCACCGGGGGCGGCGCGATCCGCCTCGCCATCCTGGGCCAGGACCTCACCAGCCAGAACAACAAGGTTGGCACCAACGCCTCGAGCTCCACCGGCGAGGGCGTCACCCGCGCCGTGGTCGAGGCCCAGGCCCGCGGCCTCTCCGACGCCTTCACCCGTCAGGTGGCCGGGCCCCGCGCCCGCTACCTCGGCGAGCCCCTCACCCGGGTTCGCATCGACGCCGAGCCCGAGGGGGACCGCAAAGCCGCCGCCGAGGCCCAGAGCGCCGAGGCCAAGGCCGTCGCCGACTGGAAGGCGCTCGGCCTGGACGTCGACGAATCCGCCCACGCCGCGAAGGCCGGCATGACCCTCCGCGCCGCCAAGGCAGCACCATGACCGCACCCCCCACCCGCACCTTCGGCACGCCGTTCGAGCCGCTCTCCATCGAGGAGACCGCCCTCGCGCGGGAGTACGCGCCCACCGCCTTCGGCGACTTCTACGCCGAGGAGATGCGCCCCAAGCCCTACGTCATGCACGGCGACGTGGCCGTGGTGGGCATCGACGGCCCCCTCGACACCCGCGCGGACTACTGGTGCGACGGCTACGACATGATCGTGGCCCGCGCCGCGATGGCCCTCGCCGACCCCAAGGCGCGCGCCCTGGTGCTCGCCCTCGACAGCCCCGGCGGCATGGCCGCGGGCAACCTCGACGCGGCCCGCCAGCTGCGCTCCCTGGTGCAGCAGAGCGGCAAGCCCTGCGTCGCGCACGCCGGCACGATGGCCTGCTCTGCGGCCTACGCCCTCGCCTGCGCCGCCGACGCGATCCACCTCACCGCGGACGGCGTGGTGGGCAGCATCGGCACCATCGCGACGGTCTACGACCGCACCGCGCAGACCGCCGCCGACGGGCTCAACGTGAAGGTGGTGCGCTCGGGCAACCTGAAGGCCGACCCGCACCCCGACGTGGCCCTCACCGACGCCAGCGTGGCCCGCGTGCGCGCCCGCATCACCGAGCTCGCCGGGATGTTCGCCACGTGGGTGAGCGAGCGCCGCCCGATGATGGGCGACCCGCTCGCTCTGCAGGGCGCCAGCGTCTACGGCGCCGACGCCGTCGCGAAGGGCGTCGCCGATCAGGTCGGGACGCTCGCCGACGCCATCACCGCCGCGGCCTCCATGGCCGCAGACACCACCAGGAAGAAGACCATGGAAGCCAACGCCCTCAAGAGCCTCGAAGCCTTCGCCAGCCTGCGGTCGCAGCTCGGCGCCACCACCGACGAGGAGGCCCTCGCCGCCGTCGCCACCCTGCGCCAGCGCGCCGGGCAGGTCGACGCTCTCGCCGCCAACCTCGCCGCCGCGCAGCAGCAGCTGGCCGAGCGCGACGCCGCGCAGGCCGCGAGCGCCCGCGCCACCGTCCTCGACAAGCACCTCCAGCGCGGGGCCCTCACCCCGGCGATGCAGGCCGACGCGGAGTACATGGGCGACCTCGCGCCGCTCTCGCCCGAGGCCCTGGACCGGGTGCTCTCCAAGCTCCCGAGCGCCCCGTCGGCCGTCGCCCCCCGCGGCGCGGGCATCGACCCGAAGGGCACCGACCCGGAGAGCATCACGCTCACCGACGACGACAAGGCCTTCGCCAAGGCGGCCGGCGTCTCCGAGGCGTCCTTCCTCGCCACCAAGCGCGCCGACGCCGCGCGCGCCACCCGCTGACCCGGGCCCCAGGCCCACCCCACCCCTGACCCGGAGATCACCATGACCGCTCTCGCAGCCAACTTCCCGCGCAAGCGCGTGGGCGACAACGTCCAGAACCCCCTCCGTCTCGCCTGCGGCCTCGCCGCGGCGGCGCGCGTCTACCAGGGCGCCCTCGTCGCGCTCAACCAGGCGGGCACCCTCGTTCCGGCCTCGGCCGACAACAGCCTCTTCGTCGTCGGCGTCGCCGAGGAGGAGAAGGACAACACCTCCGGCGCGGCCTCGGCCCTGTCGCTCGTGCCCCGCCGCGGGTGCTTCCCGTTCACCAACAGCGGCACCACCGACGCGCTCTCCGCGGCCGACGTGGGCCGCCCCTGCTACGTGGTGGACGACACCACCGTCGCGCGCACGAACCCGATCGGCGCGCGCCCCGTGGCGGGCATCGTCGCCGGCATCGACGCCGACGGCGGGGTGCTGGTCGAGGTCGGCTCGCAGTCCCGCGACCACAACGGCAACTGCGACCACCTGGTGCTCGCGGGCGCGGACCTCAGCTCGACCGGCCAGAACCGCTTCGTGAACCTCAACAGCTCGGGCGCCGCGGTGCTCGCCGCGACCGCGGGCATGATCGCCTTCGGTGTGCTGCTGAACGCCCCGGCCTCGGGTGCGGTCGCCATCGTGCGCCGCCGCGGTCTCTGCCGGGTGGTGTTCTCCGCGGCCGTCGCCGAGAACATCCTCGTCGCCGTCACCGCCACCAGCGGCAAGGCCAAGGCCGCGGTCACCGCGAAGTGCGACGCCTCGGGCGCCAGCGCGACCGCGGCCATCACCGGCAGCTTCTGCATGGGCATGACCCTCGAAGAGTCCACGGGCGACGACGACCTCGCGTTGATCGACCTCCACCCCTCGGGCGCGCTGCCCGGCACGCTGGCCTGATCGGCCGCTGACCCCACCCGCACCCCCGAAAGACCACCATGGCCATCCTGATCAAGCCGGACTCGCTCCGGGCCCTCGACGTCACCGTTCGCACCGCTTTCATGGACGCCTACGGCTCCACCGCGTACACGCCGCGGTACCCGGGCGTCGCCACCGTGCAGCCCTCGGGCAGCGCGAAGAACATCTACCCCTCGATGATCGACGCCGCGGCCGTGCGCGAGTGGGTCGGCGAGCGCGTCATCAACCCGCTGGTGCTGGAGGGCGCCTCGGTGACCAACCAGAAGTGGGAGCTCACCTACTCGGTGCAGCGCGACGCCCTGGACGATGACCAGTCGGGCGCCGTCGGGATGCTCATGTCCCGCGTCCGCTCGGGCGGCGGGAAGTTCTTGCGTCACAAGGACAAGCTCGTGTTCACCGTGCTCAAGAGCAACGCCACGTGCCTCGACGGCGTGGCGCTGTTCAATGGCTCGCACCCGGTGAACCCCAAGGACGCCGGCGCGGGCACCTTCGACAACGACATCGGCACCACGGCCCTCACGGCGAACAACGCCGCGGCGGTTCGTGCGTCGATGATGGAGCTCAAGGGCCCCGACGGCGACCCGATCAACGAGAACCCGCGCCTGATCATCGTGCCCCCGGCGCTCGAGCTGACGGCGCGCAAGATCGCCGAGGCCGACGAGATCGTCTTCAGCGGCAACGCCAACGAGTCGAACGTCTTCAAGGGACAGTACGACGTGATCGTGGTGCCGCAGCTCGCGGCGAGCTTCACCAGCGGTTCGGACACCACCTGGTACATGGCCGACGTGAGCGACGCCGAGGACCGCGGGCTCATCATGCAGGAGCGCGAGGCGGTGGAGATCACCAGCCTCTTCAGCCTGACCGACCCGCAGGTGTTCACCCGCGACGAGTACCAGTGGGGCGCCCGCGCCCGGTACGTCGCCGCGGCGGGCAACCCGAAGAAGATCTTCCGCTGCACGGCGTGATCTGATGGCCGCCGACATCACCCGCGCCGAGCTCGCCTCGCTGGGGCTGAGGTCGGCGGCGCTCACCGGCATCTCGACGGGCGACCAGGACGCCGCGTGCGAGTCGGCCACGTCGACCGCACGCAGCTACCTGCGCGCCCGCTACCCCAGCGCGGGGGCCATCACGGACCCCGGCTACAAGCAGGCCGTCGCGCGCATCGCCGCGCACGAGCTGCTCTCCACGCGCGGCTTCGACCCATCGGGCTCCCGCTCCGACGAGGCCGTACAACTCAACCGCGACGCCGCGGTGCGCTGGCTGCGCGACGTCTCCAACGGAGTCGCGCACCTGGACATCACCGAGACCATCGCGGAGACCTTCGCGGTGGTGCTCGCGGGTGACCTCGGGATCACCTCCGACGAGCCGCGGGGCTGGTGAGCCTCTCCCGCTCGGGGGATGACCCCGCGCGCCTGCTCGCGGCCCTCGAGGAGTGGGCCTCGGGCCAGGCCGCCCACGACGTCGCGGTGTCCCTGGCGCAGGCCGGCCAGGGGCTCGTGCGTCAGGGCTTCGTGCAGTCCAAGGCGCCCGACGGCTCGCGCTGGGCGCCGCTCAAGCGCCCGCGACCCGGCGGCCCGGTGCTCGTGCGTCGCGGTCGCCTCGCCGCCGCCGCGCCGTTCTACGTGGTCGACCGCAGCGGCTTCGTCATGAGCGCGGTCGACCGCATCGCGCCCTACGGCCGCTTCCACCAGAGCGGCGCACCGGGGGCGAACCTCCCGCGGCGGCCCTTCTACCCCGACGAACAGCTCTCCCCGGGCTGGTCGATCGTCCTCTCCGCCGCGGCCGATGCGGCGCTCCCGACCCTGTGAGTACCACCGCCAACACCACGCTCCTGGCGCAGGTCACCGCCATCATGGCGGACGTCGCCGTGGACGTCCCCGGCGTCGTGACCGCCTTCGGGCGGCGCGCGGTCGCCGAGCACAGCGCGCCGCCGATGGTGGGCTGGTGGCCCAAGGGCCCCGAGGCCTTCGGAGGCGCCAAGAAGAGCAGCTTTCCGGGCAAGCGCCGACCGCTCTACACCAGCGCGCTCACCCTCTCGGTGCGGTGCTGGGGCGTGGACCTCGACGCCGCGATGCTGCTGCGGGAGTCCGTCATCGCCTGCATCCACCGGCAGTGGCCGGGCTCCTACCAGCTCGCGCCCGCGGTGTGGGTCGACGCCGCTTCTCAGACCGACCTCGGCGAGATGGTCGACCTGACCGTGACCCTCGACCTCGCCATCCTCGATCGCGCCCCGCTGCGGGCCACCATCACCAGCACCTCGTTCACCACCGCCGCCTCGCCCACGGGTGACGGCGTGCTGCAGCCCGGAGAGACCACGTGACCATCCTTCAGAACACCCTCAGCATCCTCGACGGCGGCCTCGGGGTTGTGCGTCCCGGCGGGCGGCCTGTCGCCGTCGTCGGCTGCTGCTCCGCCGGCACCGCCGCCACCGCCGCCACCCCCGTAACCTGCTACACGCAGGAGCAGCTCACCGCGGCGGGGGGCTACGGCCCCGCCGTCGAGGACGCCGCGATCATCCTGTCGCTCTCGGGCGGCCCGGTGATCCTCTGCCGCGCCGCGACGGTCACCGCGGCGATCCTCGGCGGGTTCTGCCAGTCGGGCGCGGGCTCTGGCGCCTCGGGCACCATTACGGCGGGCGGTGGCAACACCTCGACGGCCGTCTTCGCCCTCACCGGCACCGCCACGGCGCGCGTCGCCGTCGTCATCAAGGTCACCACCGCGGGCGCCAACCTCGCGGCGTCGCCCAAGATCGCGATCAGCTTCGACGGCGGGGTGTCCTACCTCGCGCCGCAGACTGCGGTCGCGGGCCCCACGGTCATCGGCTACGGGCTCTCGCTCACCATCACCGACGGCTCCTTCGTCCTCGCCGACACCTTCAGCGCGGTGGGCGCCAACTGCCCCACCACGGCCGACGCCACCGGCACCAGCGTCCCGGCGTTCACCGGCACCCCGCTCGCCCAGCTGCACATTATCGCCGAGGTAATGACCGCCGCGGCCTCGCTGGCGGCGCTGACCGCCGCGGTGCGCTTCAGCCTCGACGGCGGGCGCTCGTTCGCGCAGCCGGTGGGCATCCCGATTGGCGGCGTGTACGTGATCCCCAACACGGGCGTCACGGTCACCTTCGGCGCGGGCACCTTCGTCGCGGGCGACACCTTCGAGCTCTACACGGCGGCCCCGGCCTTCGACACCACCACGCTCAACGCGGCCCTGACGGGCCTCCTCGCGGTGTCCGGCGACTACGAGTTCGTGCACGTGGCGGGCGCCATCGACGTCACGCACGCCGCGATCCTCAAGGCCTGGGGCGTCGCGCGGCAGACCGCGGGCGAGTACACCTTCACGCAGTCGGGCGCGCGTGACCAGGCGCTCGGCGAGTCCGCCGCGACCTGGTACACCGCCCTCGGCGGCGCCTCCCCGGGCTTCACCGGCTACGACTTCGGCCGCTACGGCGACGTTCACGCGAGCCACGGCTACGTCGCCAGCGTGACCTACCCGGGCAGCTTCTTCCGCCGCAACGGCGCGGTGCTGCGGTCGGCCCGGCTCGCCGGCATCCCCGTCAACGAGCACCCCGGTCGCGTGCTCTCGGGCCCGATCCTGGGCCTCATGCCCGACGGCGACGCGAGCTCGGTGCTCCACGACGGGTCGGTCTACACCGCCCTCGACGCCTACCGCTTCAGCACCATGCAGCGAGTGCTGGGCCGCCCCCGCGGCGAGTACTACTTCACCAGCCGCACGATGGCCTCGGCCACGTCGGACTTCGGCGAGATCCAGCGCATCCGCCTGATCTGCGTCGCCGCCGCCGCCGCCCTCACCCAGATGGCGCTCTACATCGGCAGCGACCCCGAGGTGAAGACCGACGGCTCGGGCCAGCTCACCGAGGGGGAGGCCCTGATCGCCGACGCCGAGATCACCGCCGCCATGAAGCGCGCGGTGGTGGACGCGCCCAACAGCTTCGCGACGCGGGTCTCCGCCACTGTGGGCCGCACGACCGACGTGCTCGCCACCGGCATCCTGACCGCCGCCATCTCGATCGTGCCGAAGGGCTCGATCAACGCCGTCACCACCACCGTCACCTACGCCCGGAGCGCCTGACCCATGAACATCAACGGCAACGAGCACTCCTGGGCGAGCGTCCGCGCGCGCTTCAACGGCGTCGAGGTCACCGACATCAAGGCGATCAAGTACGCCGACGAGGTTGAGGGCGCCGAGCCGGTGTACGGCACGGGCCGCCACCCCCGCGGCCGCACCTCCGGTCGCTACAAGCCCGGGGACTGCTCCATCACGTTCTACAAGAGCGGCTGGAAGCGCCTGATCGCGTCGATGCCCAACGGCTACGCCGACGTGCGCGGGACGATCATCGTCCAGATGCGCGAGGGTTCGGACATCGTGACCGACACCCTGGAGGACGTGCGCATCATGGGCGCCGACGCCTCCGCCGAGGACGGCACCGACCCGCTCGAGGTCGAGGTGAAGCTGTCCATCATGCGCGTGCTCTGGAACGGCAAGGGCCTCGTCGCCAAGGCGGGCGAGTGATGGACGGCGAGCAGGAGGCCTCCCTCACCGAGGCCGAGCTCGCCAGCCTCACCGGCCGCTACGGCGCGAGCTGGAAGGCCTGGGAGCTCGGCGGGCGGCGCTACGCCGTGCGCAAGCCCACCCGGGCGCAGTGGCAGGCGTACAAGTGCGACCAGCTCAGCACGGACCTGACCACGAAGGCCGACGCCGGCGTGGCCCTGGCGCGCGGGTGCCTCGTCCCGATCGACCCGAGCGGAAGCGTCGAGGACGAGCGCAAGGCCTTCGACGCGATGGGTGAGGAGAGCCCCGCCCTCCTCGACCTGCTCGCGGTGCTGACGGAGAACCTGGCGGCGGGCCCTTTGGCCGCGCGCGAGGTCAAGCCGCCGCCCTCTACGCCGCGGGCCTGAAAGACCCCGACGTTGCCGCCGACGCTCTGATCTCGCTGCTCCGCGGCGACCACGACGACGCCGAAGCCCGCGCCGGGGCGTACCTGGTGGTCGAGTTCTTCGGCGCCTTCCGCTCGCTCATCAAGGGCCTCTCGACCCCGTCGAAGAAGCCCCGCCGCTGACCCGATGCCCAACACCACCTGGAAGCTCACCCTCACGGACGCGGGCTCGCGGCCAGCGAAGCGGATCACCGCGGCGCTGACCCCGATGCTCGCGGCCCTGCGTGCGGTCGCGGGCGCGTCGGCGGGCGCCCAGGCCGCGCTTGCGCGGGTAGCGCCGGCGGGGACGGCCGTCCAGATCCGCGCCGCCACCGCAGCCATCCGGGAGCAGTCCCGGGCGCTGCGCGAGCTCAACGGGTTGCAGGGCCGTGGTGGTGGGCGCACGCCCCGCGCTACCCCTGCGCGCCCTCGCAGCCCCACCGCAACGCCCTCGGGGCGGGTAGCCCTGGGCCCCGACTTCACCCAGCGCGCGCTCGGGCTGCAGATGGCCTACCGCACCCGTGCGGGGGCGCAGCAGGTCCGGCAGACGCAGCGGGAGCGGGCCGTCGAGCTGCGCGCCCACCAGAGCTACTTCCAGCGCCTCTCGCGGATGACGCAGCAGAGCTTCCGGGAGAACGCCCGGCTCTCCGCGCAGCAGTCCCGCGCCTCGGCCGCGGCCGGTCGGGCGCGCGTGCAGTCGATGCAGCAGCAGAGCGGCGCCGCCTCGGCGCTCCTCGGCACCGTCGGCGGGGTCGCCCTCGGCGCCGTGGCCGCGCTCGCGGGCATCGCCACGGCCTTCGCGGGCGTGGGCTACTCCGCCGCCGCTGCGGTGATCGAGGTTGCGGCCTTCCGAGAGTCCTCGCTCGTCGCGCTGACCGCCGTGCTCGGCTCGTCGCAGGCGGCGGGGCGCCAGTTCCGCAACGCGGTCACCGTCGCCAACCAGACGCCCCTCGACACCCGCGACGTCATCGCCCAGACGCAGTCGTTCGCCGTCGCGGGCTTCGGGGAGCGCGAAATCGCGCCGCTCATCGCCGCGTCGGCCGACCTCGGCGCCGCCTTCGGGCAGCGCTCGAGCGAGGGCTTCGCGCTCGCGCTCTCGCAGATCCGCTCCGCCGGCCGCCTGCAGGGCCAAGAGCTGCTCCAGCTCTCCAACGCCAACGTCAGCCGGTCGGCGATCCTCGACAGCATCGCCCGCCAGATGAACCTCGGCCAGGGCGAGGTCGGGCGCCGGGCGGCGCAGACGGCCATCACCCAGCGGCGCGTCTCGTCGGGCGTCGGCGAGCAGGCCGCGCTCGATGCGGTGCGCGGTCGCCTCGACGGCGGCGGCGCCCTCGGCACCTTCGCGCGGCAGCAGTCGGAGACCCTCACGGGCGCGATCAGCAACGCCCGCAACGCGATCTTCAACCTCCTGATCGGGATCGATTTCGGGAACGTCCCGGGCATCGTCGCCTTCAAGAACGTCCTGCTCCAGGTCACCTCGGCGCTTCAGACCGGCTCCCCCGCGGCGACGCGCCTGCGGGCGGGCATCACGGGCGCCGCCAACGCGGTGGGCGCCCCT